TCGGATCTTAAAGATACTTTAAAAGATAAAGAACAGAAAAAAACTAAGTATTTTATGAAGAATGGAGTTCCTCATAAAGCAGATGGTACACCTCTTAAAAAAATGAGCAATGAATCCTCAGAAATTGATGAATCAGCTTTAGCAGTAGCAGCAGGAGATGTTGCCCAAGTTAGAAATGAAGAAATAGAAGAAGGTAACATGCCAATGTATGATGAAGATGATATTGATTCAGTAAAAGAACAATCATCAAAAATGCGTGTATCTGAACTTAAAGCAAAAATTAAAGAAACAATATTAGCTGAATTAACTTTAAAAGAAGATGAAGAAGATGATAGAGAAGATGATGAACTATCACCTGAAGAATTAGCTAATAAATATGCTGGATCTCCTATGAGGGAAGCTGATGAAGAAGTAGACGTTGATATCGATGTTGAAGATGAAGTTGAAGTAGATGCAGAAGCAGATGATATTGAAATCGAAAAACCAGGAGTTAAAACAACAGTAAATGTTGGTTTATCCCCAGAAGAAGAAATAGTACAAGATTCTTTAAAAGCTGCTATGGATGCTGCTCAAGCATTAGGTAGTGATAAATTAGCAGACCAAATTGGTAATACAATTACTTTCTTTACAAGACAATTTGTAGTAGGTGATAGTACAGACTAATATATGCTTAACGAACGCAAACTTACGGAAAGAGAACTAGATAAACGTGCTGAAGCTATTCAAGGTTTATTGAAAAACAAACGTACTCTAGTTAAAAAGTATGGGAAAGATGCGGAAAAAGTTATGTATGGGATAGCAACTAAACAGGCAAAGAAAAAAATCGAAAAAATGAATTTGAACAAACTCAAAGAACTAATCCAACAAACCTTAGAAGGTAAAGATGATAAAAAACCTTTATCTAAACCTTTACCCAAACCCGTAGCCAAGGATCTTGGAAAGATGAAAACTAACTTTAATGATTTAAAAAAGAGACTTAAATTAGAAGGTCATGGTTTAGACCAAGGTGATATAGATGTCCTACAAAATTTTGTAGACAGAGCGGAAGTAAAAGATCGAAAAATAAAAAAAGTCCTTCAATTCATAATTAAATCTAATATACTACAAGACAAAACAAAAGATTTATCTAAAGGTAAAGTAGAAGAAGCTAATAATTTACTTAAACAAGATGCCTTATCTTCTGCAGAATATCAAAAAGCTAAAAAATTAAAAGGATTCGATCCTAAAAATTATAAATGGGATAAAAATCAAGAACTTCATTTAATAAGAAAAATGAACGAATCACTCAACCCAGAAGTATCTAACGCTGTAAATCGTTTTATTAAGGCAATGGCTAAACGATATAGTTACAGTGAAAAAGATGCTGTATTCGCTATTCAGGCTGCTTTAAAACAAAGAAAATTTGATAGTTTAGATGAAAGAGTAGCTAAAATTGATGAAATACTTGATGAGGGTGTAGTAAAAGATATGCATGTATTTTTAGATGCTTTAAGAGACTCAGGTGTAACTAATATGTTTGGTGCTGCTCCTTATTTACAAAAAGAATTTGGTTTAGAAAAAGGAGAGGCAAGACAAGTATTAGCTAATTGGATGCAATCATTTAGTGAAAACCTAGATGAAATAGATATGAATGATCCTGTACTCATGAGAATGCGAGCATCTAAACCAGAACCATCCAGAGGTGGAATTGATTATGATGAAGCTTTATCATTAAGAATAATGAGACGTGAGTTAATGGATCAAGTAGACCAATTATTCATAGATATGGAACAAGAAGCAGAACCAGAAGGTGGTCCAATTGCCGATAGATATGCAGAGGAAGCACAAGCACTTGAAGATCGAATCTTCAGTATAAGTAGACAACTTTCTGATTATGATATGAATGAATCCACTAGACAAGACCTAGGAATGGTATCATCAATCTCTAAAAGTAGAGCAAAATCCCATTTAAAGAATCCATCTAATGATGGATCTAAAGTGTATGGTTTAGACAGTGACGGTAAGAGAGTTGAATTAAAAGGTTTAAACGATGTAGATAAGTTTAAAAAGTTTGAAATAGATGCTGATTTAAAAGAAGGAGTAAATGAAGTAATGGATGGTGGTACTTTATTTGATTATTTCAATAAAGAATATGTGGTAGGTGATCATTTTCACAGTGATGACAGTTACATTGTTAAAAGAGAACCATCTGGAAAAGATCAATATGTAATATTTGATTACGATAAAGATAAAGATCAATTCCAAATTAGACAAATGGGTGGTTATAGAATCGATCAAAAAGATGCTATTAAAGCTGGAATGAGAGAAACAGGTATAACACGTGTTGCTGGGATAGATTCTTATATGGTAGATGGAAATTACTCACCAACTCCTATTTCAGCTGAAGGTTTAAAAGATATAGTTGACCATGTAATGGGTGGTTTAAGCCGAGAAGCTAAAGCACAAAGAGATTTTTATGGTGCTAGAGGGCGTACTTCAGGTACTATAGATGAAAAAATATCATCAATAGTTAAAGAAAAACTTACACGCTCCCAAATACATAAAAGAGCTAAAAAAGGTAGTTATCCTGCTTTTTTAGTAGCTATTGAAAATGGTAAAGTAATAGCTCAAGAAAAAGTAGAAACTCCACAAATAGCTCCTGCTGCTTACAACGTAATGTCTAAAAAATACCCTAATGCTAATATTCGATTAGAAGATAGTACAGGTAAAATTTTAGAAAAACTTACAAAATCCTCTTCAGTAGAAGATCATATTGAAGATTTTAAAGATTCAGATGCACCTCAATTTAAAGGTAAATCATTAAAGAAAATTAAGCAGATGGCTTTAGCATCATTTCTACAAAAACAAGGTAAAAAAAAAGTAGCTGAAGGATTTAAAGTAGGTCAAAAAGTAACATATCTAGGACATCCAGCTGAAATTACTAAAGCGGATAAAGATGTAATGGATAGAGTTTACTATAATGTATTATATGATAAAGGTACGGGTAAAACTAAGGCATCAAACATCTATAACAAAGATGGTGAAATTAAAGCATCAAAATAATGACTAAAGCAGAATTAAGACAGAAAATTAAGACATTAGCAGTTACTGTTATGGCTGAAAAAGCTAAAACAGATGATGCTGCTTTAGCATATGATGAGTTAGTTAAATTTCCTGCTTTAAAAGATATTATAGTAGATTTACTTACAGACCAATTTGATTCATTTATAGAATCAGTTGATTGGGTAGCTCCACGTCCTACAACTTTTCGTATAAATTTGTTGAATGGGCAAAATTTCTTACTTATGTTCACGGAACGTAGTTGGATAGCACAAGTACAAGGAAAAAAATATTATCTATTAAACCTCGACGAGGAAGAAAGATGCGCTCTAGCGATTAACAGACTTTTAAGAGTAGGACCAGCTAGTGGTGCTGAAATGGAAGGTGAAGCAACTGATACAGAAGCTAAAGTACCTGCTGAAGAAGAAGAAGTAGATGTTAACGTAGATGTAGAAGCATAAAAACAAAATAATGAGTATATTCGATAAATTTTTTACAAAATTTGCTTATAAATTTGACAAAGGATATCCTGACATGAATAATGCTCAGGATGTTTTATTATTGGAATCACTTATTAGTGAATTAACTGAAGAAAAATTTAATCTAAAAGAAATTACAGATGCCGAAGAAGGTCTCGAAATTTTAAAAAAAGAATTAGATTTACCTGATGATAAATACCTTAGGAAAAGTGGTGTTCAATATAGAGTATTAGTCCCACGAAACCAAAGAAACGATTATATTAATAAAATGAGTGCCATTGATGGATTTGAATATGATGGTTCAATGTCTGGTTCTTCTATTGGTGGGATGAGATACAAAGGTGCTAGATTCCTAATTAAACCTGAAGGTTTACAAGGAAGAAATGCTCCTGGGTTAGGTAATGAGGATGTATTAGTTAACAATGTAAGAAAGTATTTGGATGAAGGGGTTAAAAATATAATCTTTAAAGGAGAAAATAAAAATTATGTTTGTAAAGATATAACAGCTATTGATGATGTAGGGTATGATGTAACTTCAGGTAAAAAAGCTGATGTTATCTTACGAGGGGTAAATGAAGATTATCCTATATCGATTAAAGCATTAAATGCGGGTTTTTGGGAAAGTGCAGATAGAAGATATAAACAAGTTCTTATGAATTTATTGGATAAAATAAATGATGGGGATATTGAAGGGTTAGGATTAAGACCATATCTTGATGTTCAAGGTAATGAAAAAAAAGGAATTTTTGTTATGTATGATACTAATACAAACAAAAAAATATCAGGTGTAATCGTTACTGACTTACCAGATAAACAAGAAGAATCAATAATTTTTGGATCTGATAATTGTGTAGTAATATATGGTACTTATACTGATAATAGTTTTGAATTAGTAGGAGATGACTTGATAATAAATGTAGGTAAAATACTTACAGATATGAATGATGTAGAGAAATACAACCTAGAACCTGTATTAAATATAAGGCATGATTCTACAAGACAAGGACAAAGAGGCTTAAGATCAATAGTAGAACCAGAAATTTTAGTCTATAAAGGTAAAGATAAACCTACAGGAAATAGAATTGAATTATCCTATAACGAACTAATATAATAAAATAATATGTGTAAATGCGGATGTAATACTTGTGAAATTGAAACAAAAGGACCTTTATTAACAGAAGGTAAAGTTAAGTCTTTACTATCTGAAGGTCTTCAATATCATATAGATAAAAAAATACCATTATTTGAAACAATATATCGTATTGGTTCAGATAAACATTTAGCTTTAATTAAAGAAGCTAGAAAAATGTATTCACGCAATGTAATTGATTTATGTGAAGATGATGAAGCATTAATCAAAACACATTTAGGTGAATTTGGTTTATATGAAGGTGTATCTGTACCATTAGATTTACCTATGTTAGAAGCTGAAATAGATTACGAAAAAGAAAAGACTTGGAAAATCCAAGATAAATTTCCTATTGAAGTAACTGCGAGAAAAGGATGGAGTGGAAATTATTACACGATTGAACCTAAACCAATGGACATCAGTTATGATGCTTTTATAGATTTAGGCAGTGATGGAAATGTAGGTTATACATCTTACAATTACACTACAGGTGAAGCTCAATGGACTTCTGATTCATTAGAACAAATTAAACAATGGGAAGAAGATAATCAGGATAAAATCAAAGTAATATATCCTAAAAGTCTAAACGAATCTAAAGCAATAATTACTTTCAAAAATGATTATGAAGTTAAAATGAATACCGGTGAAGGGTATGATGATGGCTTTGAATATTTTGAAGCAGGAGAAAGAGAACAAGTTTATATCTTAGATAAAAATGATAAAAGAACGCATGTTGAATTTGGTGATGGAACTAATGCTTTTATTCCAACGAGTTTAATATCAATCCAAGATAAATCATTAGATGAAAACAGAAAATATAACCAAGAAGAATTATTTAAATTAGATTTAATTGCTCATCGTAAATTTGATTGTGATTACGAAAAATGTACTGACGAACAAAAAGCTGAAGTCTTAAAAGATAAAGTTAAAGTTGGCGTTAAGGAAGCTTTACAAGAAGCTAAACAAGACATATACGATAAATTTTTAGATAATCCATCTTCACCAAAGGGTAGGGCAAAATCATTGATATTAAAATTTACAAAAGAATATGGGGATAATGCCTCATCAATGGCTGTAGATAGATTCGCTAGTAAAAACAATCTAAAACCCGAAGAAAAGTATATATTAAAGTATATTACTAAAAACAACATTAAAATATCTTCACAACCAGGAGGACCAGACTTTTCAGCAGTAAGTGAAGCTAAATCTATACCTGAATATATTGTAACTAAAGACGATCACCGTAAATCAAAATTCCCTTTCGATAAACTAAAAAACAGTGAATTTAAAATTAGAATAGCAGGAGAAGGTAAAGATCAAAATTACATGATTTTCTGGAAAGAAGGAGGTAAAGGAGACTGGGAATGGGAAGCAGGTAATATGAAAAGACAGTTAAGAAGCGCTTTGATGGCCATAGCTAAAAGAAAACTACCTATAAAGGAGCAATTAGACGAAAAGAAAAAAGAAAAAAAAGACCCACCATTAAATAAACCAAAACGTGGTGGTTCAAAAGCATATTATGTTTATGTACGTGATCCTAAAACTAAAAAAATTAAAAAAGTATCATTTGGATCAGGTGGATTAAGAGCTAAAATTAAAAATAAAGAAGCCCGTAATGCATTTGCAGCACGTCACAAATGTTCAACTAAAAAAGATAGAACAAAAGCAGGATATTGGTCTTGTAACTTACCTAGATATGCTGAAGCATTAGGTTTAGGTGCTAAAATGAATACTTTTTGGTAATATGAAAATAGATATATTTAACGAGATACATTGGTTACATTTTAGGAAATTACCTGAAATACAACCTTTATCGTTAAATGAACAAACACAAAAATATAACCAATACATAAGCGAACTTACTTATGAACGTAATGTTTATTTACATTGGTTAGAAGGACATAAAAAAGGAGATAAAAAGAAAACTCTCCAAAATGTAGGTTTTTTATTACAAGAGGATCTATTTAATATACAACAAGAAGACGGAAATAATATTTTTATAACAGCCTATGTCTAATTTACCAATTTCAGGATTACCAGCTTCCTCTACCCTTCAAGGAGATGAATTATTTGCTGATGTACAAGGTGGTGTAACTAAATACACTACTTTAAATGATGTTACTAATTATGTAACTAGCTCTATTGAAACTAATAATCAAAATAATACCAATAATTCTTATTTAGTGCCGGTTGATATAACAGTTGAAGAAAATATAAACCAATGGCTTACAGGCTCAGCCTATGCTAATACAGCTATGATTCATTTAGATTGGACGGGGGCAAATGGTACTATGGATTTATTTTTACCTGATGCTACCGCTGCTGTTAATGTTAATAGATCAATTAGGTTTATTAGTGATAATACATTTGCCACAAATACAAGAGCTGAGTTAACTCCCCTCCCTGGTCAAACATTAGATGGAAGTGCTAATTCTTACACCATTAATAAAGCATATGAAGGCATAATGATATGGTCAGATGGAGTTGAATGGTATAGAATTCAAACAAAAGCCGGATAATGAACCCATACGAAAATAAAGGTAACATAAGAACATTCTCAAAAGATGTAAATCCCATGGAGCTAGTATGGCATCAGGATAAAGAAGACCGTAATGTTGAAGTATTAGAAGGAGAAGGATGGCAATTTCAAAGAGATAATGAATTACCCTTGGTTATGCGTAAGGGAGATCGTATATTCATAGCGGAAGGTCAAATGCACCGAGTATTAAAAGGTAAAACAGATCTAAAAATAAAAATAAACTTAAAATAAAAACATATAGACAGATTCATAGCCTGTCGTGATTAAAAAATAAACAGATATCTGTGGCGTCTCATTTGGAGACGCCACTTTAAGTTCGTATATTAATACATAAAGAAAAATACAATATGAGTAAAAACGTAGTAATGATTGGAGCAGGTGTAGCAAATGTAAATGCTGCTACTAAGCTAATTGATAATGGTTTTAAAGGTAAAATCACCATAATTGATATGGGTAAAGATCCATATTTAAGACCATATGAAGAGGTAATGACAGGCTTCTTAGGAGCAGGAGGTTGGTCTGATGGTAAATTAACTTATCATACTTCAATTGGTGGTCAATTATCTAAATATTGTGGTGAAGAAAAAGCAATGGAATTAATGGATCAAGTAATTGATAATTTCAAACGATTCCATCCTAAACCAGAAGAAGTACAATGTTCAAATCCAGTTGCAGAACCAGATTTTATTAAACCATATTTTGGATTAAGATTATTTCCAGTATGGCACGTTGGTACAGATTATTTACATGAAATAGGTAAAAATTGGTATGACTTTTTAGTTGATGGTGGTGTAGAATTTATTTGGGAAACTAAAGTAACTCAAATACATTTTAATCAAAATATAGTTGAAACTAATAATATTAAAATTAGAAGACCATATGATAAACTTATTTTTGGTGTAGGTAAATCAGGTATTGATTTTGGCAAACAATTAGCAGAAGAATATGATCTACCCACAGAACCAAAACCAGTACAAATAGGTGTTAGATTTGAAGCACCACAAAAACACTTCCAAAAATTAATTGACGTATCTTATGATTTCAAATTATATAGAAAATTTGAAGATAAAGGTGTATCATTAAGATCATTTTGTACTAACAATAACGCAGCATATGTAGCAGTTGAAGAAACATATGGTGATCATTCATATAATGGACACGCTAAAAAAGATGAAGCATTCCGAAATGATATGACCAATTTTGGTATATTAATGGAAGTGCAAGGTATTGATAAACCATTTGATTGGTCAAGAGATGTAGTTAAAAATTTACAAATAGATGGTACAGGATTATATTATAGTCCAAGTAGAAAACCTTCAACAACATCAGAAGGTGTAAATGTATCAGCTATTCAAGTAGATACATTACATAAAATTTCAAAATCAATGCAACCATACTTTATGTATGTATATGATTTTATTGAGGATATGAAAAAAGTATTCCCAACATTAAAAGATGATTGGGGTATTTATGTACCTGAAGTAAAATATCTATCACCTGAGCCACTTGTCGATTATACCAATTTAGCACTCACTAAGTATTCTAACGTACACTTCGTAGGCGATGCTTTATCAGCTAGAGGTATAACGGTAAGTGGTGCACAAGGGGTATATGTTGCTGAATCACTTTTGGATAACTAAAATAAATTTCGTATATTGATAACAAATAAAAATTATGACAAAATCATCAAAAACACCATTTCCACAAAGTAGAAGATTAATTAAACCCGAAGATGGTACTATCGCTTATACCTGGGATGGTAAATTACATAATTGGGAAGGGTATGCTTTACTTCCTGAAGGTAAAGAAAAATTGGGAGAATATCATTTATATGGTATTAGACATACTAAAGAGGAATGGAATGAAGCTAGACAACAAAGAGAAGGATTACCTTTTTATAAAAACCAATCAATGAAAGCTCATCTTTCAGATTATAGAAACTAAGATATGAAAATAGGTTTATGTGGTACAATGAGTGTAGGTAAAACTACATTAGTAAATGCTTTAAAAAATACAAAGCAATTTAAAGATTACATGTTTAGAACAGAACGTTCTAAATTTTTAATGGAACAAGGTATCCCCTTAAATACTGATTCAACATTAAAGGGACAAACCATATTTTTAGCTGAACGTTGTGCTGAATTGATCCAAACAGATATCATTACAGATAGAACAGTTCTTGATGTTATGGCTTTTACATTAAATGCTAAGTCAATATCTTACCAAGATAAGAAAGCATTTGAAACATATGCCAGTGAATTTGTTAGAGAATATGATTGTATATTTTACATTTCTCCTAAAGGAATCCCAATTGAAGATAATGGGGTTAGAGAAACAAATGAACAGTATAGAAATTTAATTGATTCTACTATTACATCCCTCATCAGAAAACATGGACATAAAGCAGGAGGTTTAGAGGTAATATCAGGGTCTACAGAAGAACGAATTCAACAAATATTAAAGTTTACTAATCTTTAACATATTTATAATAAAACCTTATTATAATGAAAAAGTCTGAATTACAAAAATATATTAAAGAAAACATTATCTCTACCCTATCTGAGGATACTGATGCAGAAATTAAAAAAACTAAAGAATTAACTGCAGCAGTTAAAGATTTAGATGCAGCTAAAAAAGAAGCGGGTATAGAAGAAGCTAATATAGGTTTAGCATATTTAGAAGAAATGGGGTATGATGCTGGAGAAAAGGCATTTGATATGCATTTTGATAAATCCATCCTAGATAACAGACCAGATACCACAGCATATAAAAAGGGGTTTGTTCAAGCTATTATAGATAGTGCAGGTTCACTTCGTTTAGATGAAGATGCAACACCATTAATGAAAGATTTTACTTATGACTATGAAGATATAGGCCAATTTTATCTAGAAGGATTTGGAAAAGAAAGTAATTTACCTAGTGACCAATTAGAAAAGTTGGGTAAAAAAATTACTGATGAATTTTATGGTGGTGATATTGGTAAAGCATATGATGCCGTTGTAAACCCCCATAAAAACCCCTATGATATAAAAGAAGATGATGATAAAGAACCATCTAAATCTGATATGAAAAAAACTAAGGGTTTAGCTAAAGCAAAGGATGAATTAGCTTTATTAACCCGTGAAATGAAGTCATTAGCTAAGAAATATTCTAAAGCTGAAGGTGAAGAAAAAGAAAAACTAGTAAAAATCTTAAAGGCAAAAACTAAATTAAAAAAAGAACTAGAAAGTATTCTAGATAAAAAGAAGATATAATGTCATCTAAGGAAAGGTTTTTATATATTGCTATAGTATTTTTTGGTGCTTACTACCTAATTAATATGTACTCTTCAAATGAAGATGAATATATCAATGAGTATAATAGTAAAATAGAGGCATTAGAAAGTAAAATTAATTCTTTACATAACATAAATGAAGAATTAACCTTGGAAATTGATACCTTAAACGGTCAAATAATCAAACTAGACCAAGAAATTAGTAAACAAGATAGTAAAATAGTTACATTAAAAAAACAAACAAATGAGAAAGTTAATAATGTTGATTCTTTTGGGGATGATGAGCTTAAACAGTTTTTCACAGAACGTTATAGACAGCACCTCGATTCAATTAAAAAAACCAATAGTCAGGTTAGTTATTAAAGACTTGATAACTGGGGATAGTTTTAAACAAGAATTAAGTTTAGTTGCAAAAAAATACTCTTTATTAGAAAATAAAGTTGTATTAAAAGATAGTATTATTAATAATCTTAACTTCCAAATTAATAATTTCAATTCCATATTGAATTCAAAAACATCTCAATTAAATTTTACTCAAGAATTAAATAATAAATTAAGACTTGAAGTTAAAAAGCAAAAATTCAAAAATAAATTAACAGCTGGAGCTGGAGCTGTAGCAGTAATAGCTGCTATACTTTTAGTAAAATAGTATGTCTGATTTAAAAAAAGTAATACGCCAAGAATATTTAAAATGTGCTCAAGACCCAGTACATTTTATGCGTAAATACTGTTATATACAGCACCCACAACGTGGACGCATACAATTTAATTTATACCCTTTTCAAGAAAAAGTACTTAAATTATTCCAAGATAATCCTTATAATGTAGTATTAAAATCTAGACAGTTAGGTATTTCAACATTAGGTGCAGGTTATTCATTATGGTTAATGATATTCCATAAGGATAAAAATATACTTTGTATAGCAACAAAACAAGAAACAGCTAAAAACATGGTTACAAAGGTAAAATTCATGTATGAAAATTTACCTTCATGGCTTAAAATTGATGCTCCCGAAAATAACAAATTAACCTTAAGATTAAATAACGGCTCACAAATTAAAGCAACCTCAGCTTCAAGTGATGCAGGTAGATCCGAAGCAGTATCTTTACTACTAATTGATGAAGCAGCTTTTATTGATAATATTGGTGAAATATGGGCTTCAGCACAACAAACCCTAGCAACTGGGGGAGGTTGTATAGCATTATCTACCCCTTATGGTACTGGTAATTGGTTCCACCAAACATGGGTTAGGGCTGAAAATAGAGAAAACCAATTCTTACCAATAAAACTACCTTGGTATGTACACCCTGAAAGAGACCAAGCATGGAGAGATGCCCAAGACTCCTTACTAGGTGACCCTAGATTAGCGGCACAGGAATGTGATTGTGATTTTAGTACCTCTGGTGATATAGTATTCTACCCTGAATATTTAGACTTTTATGAAAAAACGTATATAAAAGATCCTATGGAAAGAAGGGGAGCAGACCAAAATTTATGGGTTTGGGAATCACCAGATTACACCAGAGATTATGTAGTAGTAGCAGACGTTGCTCGTGGCGATGGAAAAGACTATTCAGCGTGTCATGTAATTGATGTAGCAAATAATGTACAAGTTGCCGAATATAAAGGACAATTAGGTACAAAAGAATATGGACATTTATTAGTTGGTTTAGCTACTGAATATAATGAAGCAATGTTAGTAATAGAAAACGCTAATATTGGTTGGGCAACTATACAAGTTGCTTTAGATAGACAATATCCTAACCTTTATTATTCACAAAAGAGTGATTCCCCAAATGCTAGTTCGTATTTTGATAAGTATCAAGACCACTCAAAAATGGTAGCTGGTTTTACAATGTCTTCTAGGACTAGACCTATGGTGATAGGTAAATTCCAAGAATATATTAGTGATAAAGGAGTAACAATCCAATCAAAAAGATTGTTAGAAGAAATGAAAACCTTTATATGGAAAAATAATAGAGCAGAAGCTCAAAGTGGGTATAATGATGATTTAGTAATGTCTTTTGGAATAGCTATGTATATTAGAGATACAGCATTAAAATTAAGACAACAAGGATTACAAGCTACTAAAAATGCCTTAGGTGGTATGACTGTAAACAGAACAGGATATCAAGGAGGGTATGGTTTTTCAAAAGGGTCTGATAATCCTTACCATCAAGATATGGGAGGAAATAAAGAAGATATTAGATGGCTCCTTTAGGTAATATTTATAACAATAATAATAAATTATGGCTGATAAAAGCGTATTTACAAGATTAAAAAGATTATTCTCAACTGACGTAATAATCAGAAATGTTGGTGGTGATCAAATTAAAGTAATTGATAGTGGTAAAATCCAATCTACAGGTGAATTAGAAACCAATTCATTAATGGATAGATATAATAGAATATTCTCTACCAGTCCTTCCTCTTTATATGGGGCTCAATTTAATATTAACTACCAATATTTAAGACCTCAATTATATTCAGAATATGATGTAATGGATAATGATGCAATTATTGCCTCTGCTTTAGATATTTTAGCTGATGAGTCTACTTTAAAAAATGATATGGGAGAAGTACTTCAAATTAGGAGTGCTAATGAAGATATACAAAAAATATTATATAATTTATTTTATGATGTATTAAATGTAGAATTCAATTTATGGATGTGGATACGTCAAATGTGTAAGTATGGTGATTTTTTCTTAAAATTAGACATAGCAGAAAAATTTGGTGTTTATAACGTAGTTCCTTATACTGCTTATCACATTGAAAGACAAGAAGGGTTTGATCCAAAAAACCCATCAGCTATTAGATATAGATATGCTATAGATGGAATGGACAACATAAGTTCAGGTATGTATCCAGTTCCTGGATCTACTTCAGGTAATTTATCTAATGAAAATGGAATATTTTTCGATAATTATGAAATGGCTCATTTTAGATTAATATCTGATGTTAACTATTTACCATATGGTAGATCATATATCGAACCCGCTCGTAAATTATTTAAACAATATGTTTTAATGGAAGATGCTATGTTAATTCATAGAATTTCACGTGCTCCTGAAAAACGTATTTTTTATATGAATGTTGGTTCTATCCCTCCAAATGAGATAGATGCCTTTATGCAAAAAACAATTAGTAACCTAAAACGTACTCCATTCCAGGATAATAAAACAGGTGATTACAATTTAAAATTTAACCAACAAAATATGTTGGAAGACTTTTATATCCCCGTTCGTGGAAATGATCAAACAACTAAAATTGAGACTGCACCTGGATTACAATATGATGGTATTCAAGATGTAGAGTATTTAAGAGGTAAGTTATTTGCTGCACTTAAAATACCAAAAGCATTCTTAGGATATGAAGAAGATATTGAAGGTAAATCAACGTTAGCAGCCCAAGATATTAGATTCGCTCGTACTATTGAAAGACTCCAAAGAATAATACTATCAGAATTAAATAAAATTGCTTTAGTACATTTGTATACCCAAGGTTATACAGATGAAACATTAACTAATTTTACATTAGAAATGGCTAGCCCATCAATAGTATTAGAACAAGAAAAAATTGAATTGTTAAAATCAAAAACAGAATTATCTCAACAATTGTTAGAACAAGGTTTAGTACCTTCAGATTGGATCTATGATAATGTATACCACTTTAGCGAAGATCAATATGATGAATATAGAGATTTATCTAGGGAAGATGCTAAACGTAAATTTAGAATAACTCAAATTGAAGCAGAAGGTAATGACCCAGTAGAGACAGGTAAATCCTATGGTACACCTCATGATTTAGCTTCATTATATGGTAAAGGAAGAACAATGTCAGACCCAGGTAATGTACCTGATGGTTATAATGAAGATGAACCTAAATTAGGTCGCCCACAAGATACTGTTACTAGTAGAAACAAACAAGATTCTAACTTTGGTAAAGATAGATTAGGAGTTGCGGGTATGAAAAATAAAGATAAAAATGATTCTGATTCTTTACGTAATAATTTTAAAGGAGGTAGCCCATTATCCCTTGAAAGTGCTAAAGTATCTTTTTTAAAAAACAAACAATTATTTGAAGCTTTAGATAAAAAGAATTTAGTATTTAAGTCTGATAAAGAAGATAGTAAACTATTAGATGAAAACCAATTGAAGGAGTAAAAAATTTTACATATTTATAAATAAATATATTTTTTGATGAAAATTAAACATTCAAAGTACAAGAATACAGGGATTTTATTTGAACTGTTAGTACGTCAAATTACCGCTGATACACTTAAAGGAGGTAATTCGCCAGCCATAGATATCTTAAAAGAATATTTTGTAAATACCTCTTTAGGTAAAGAATATAAATTATATGAATCTGTACTTAAATCTAAAGTAATAAATGAAAGCAGAGCTACTTTAGTTATTGATACTATATTAGAAGCATCTACTAAATTTAATAGAAAGTCTCTAAAAAAGCAAAAGTACAATTTAATTAATGAAATTAAAAAACACTACAATTTAGAATCTTTCTTTGGTTCTAAAATTACTAATTATAAAGAATTAGCTGCTTTATATACTTTAATAGAAAATAGTAATTCAAATTCTGTTTCTAACCCCACACAATTGGTAGATAATAAAGTAACTTTATTAGAACATTTGACTAAGAAAGAAGTTACTCCATCTTCAAAACAAAGTGTATTAGAAGAATTTTCAACCTATGATAATGATGTAAGAACTCTTACTTATAAGGTATTATTAGAAAAGTTTAATGACAAATATGATTCATTAACCACCTCACAAAAACAAATCCTTAAAGAATACATTAATTCAGTAGATTCAACCCCAGATTTAAGAAATTTCTACAATGTTAAAATTAATGAGTTAAAAAATACATTATCTAAACAAGTAGAAAATATTAAAGATAAAGCAACACAAGTTAAAATAACTGAAGTAGCCAAATTTTTAACTGAATTGAAGAAAACAGATAAAGTTGGAGATGATAATTTAGTTGATTTATTACGTTATTACCAATTAGTAAACGAAATACAAATAGCAAATGGCGTACAAATATAAACTTAAAGAAGTAGAAGTAGGTGATGTAAAAATTGACAATGGAGTAAAATCCACTGTTACTAACATAGATCCTAATACTGGTTCTATATCTTGGGATGTTGATTACATTCCTAATATAGATAAGTTAGTTGAAGACGCAATGGAATTAGTAAAAACAGCTAAAGGTGTATACCAAAAAACTAAAGGTGATAAAAAATTCTTAGATATATACGAACAAGCAAAACAATTAAGAAATGTAATTCGTACTCATGTAAGAAACAACTATCCAGAAGAATATAAAAAAGCAATTAGAGAAGAAGATATAGAAGAAATATCAACTTCAGGTGGAGCAGGAGCTTATCAAACACCCTATGCTTTTAAATTAAAGAAAAAACTTAAAAAATCTTATTAATATGTATAATCGCAATATTAATGAACAAGATGATAAAGTAGCACAATACCAAAAAGAACGTATTGAAGCTTTTGATGTTTTAGAAACAAAATTAGATGTAATAAAAAAATTATTACGTTTAGCAAAAATAGAAACTATAAAAGCTTATAGAGAACAACCTAATACTTTTGCTGTAATAAAACCTACAGATATAATAGGAGACTATATAAAAGATATTGAAATATTACTAGATAAATAAAATTATGAAACAAACACCAAATCAATTATTCGAACAACTTTCAAAAGAATTTAGTTCTAAAAAAGATAAAGAACTAATTAATGAAGAATTAGGTCAAGTAGTAACTTTAAAGCCTATTAATACTATTGAGGCAAGTGCTAAAGATCCATTCTGGACTAAATTTGAAAACTTCTTAGCAGAAGGTGGTACATTAGATGCTATTGTAAATACTGAAGAAAAAGTAAATACAAAAGAAGAAGATGACAAGATTAAAGTTGAAGCTAAAAAAACAGACAAAACTGTTGAAAATATAGAATCACATAATTACGACTATAAATCAGAAAACATTAACAACGTTAATGCTCAAGAATTATTAAGTGGTGTTCAATTAGAGATTAAATATAATAAAGAATTATCTTTAGATGAAGCAATGGAATTAGCAGTTAAAAACTTAGCTAAAGATCCATTACACTATGTAAAAGAAGGACAATTTGGAGTTAAAGGTTTAGGATATACAGAAGCTAAAACACAAAAAGCTGATGGTAAACATTCTTATAGTGGATATAGTGAAAAACTAAAAGATGGTAGTACTGAAATGCAAGTAGTAAAAGAATCAAAAGAAGATTGTGGTTGTGAAAAAGAATCAATCAATGAATCTTTTGGTCAAGTAGTAACTTCAGGAAACCCAAACTCATTAGCTGCCCAATCAGGAAATGTTATTCGCCAGATGATGGCAGAAAAAGAAGAAGAAGGAAAAACATCAGTAGATGAATCTCCAAAACCTGACTTTGCAGATATCGACGGAGACGGAGATAAAAAAGAAACAATGAAACAAGCTGCTAAAGATAAAAAGAAAAAAGTGAAAAAAGAAAGTATAGATTCTAAATTAGCTGAAATAGGAAAAGAAGCTGAAAAAGTAAAAATGGAAGCTCAATTAGACTTTTTACATGATCATATTTCTGAAAAAGTAAATAGAGTTAATTCAATTCAAGAAGATGAAAATTTAAGTGAATTAATTGATAAATCTAAGATGAAGCAAATGCAAAGAGAAATCAAAGATTTAGAAAGAAGAAAAGCTAAAATGGAAAGGATCTATGAAAAATCTTGTGGATCAAAATATTCCAAAAAAGAAATGGTAGATGAAATGGATGAGGTAAGTTGGAATGATAAAAATAACCCAACACAAGGACCATCAGCGGAACTTTCCCCAGAAAAAGTAGGACAAACTACAGGAGACCACAGTGTAAATAAATAAAAACATGAGCAAAAAGCTATTAATAGAAACTCATACTGTAAAAATTTCACCCTCCCAATTAACTGAAAATGTTAATAAGGAGAGTGGAAATCTTTTAGTTGAAGGTATTTTAGCTACGGCTGAAGTTAAAAACGGAAATGGTCGTTATTATTCAAAAGACTTATGGAATAGAGAAATGGAAAAATATAATGAACTAGTTGAACAAAGACGTTCAATAGGGGAATTAGACCATCCAGAATCTACTGTAATAAACCTAAAGAATGTATCACATCTAATATCAGAATATTGGTGGGATGGAGATAATGTAATGGGTAAAATAGAAATACTATCTACTCCTTCAGGTAATATACTAAAAGAATTGATAAAAAGTGGAGTTACAGTAGGTGTATCTTCTCGTGGTATGGGTTCATTAGAACAAAGAGGTGGTGTAATGGAAGTACAAGATGACTTTGAGTTATTATGTTGGGACTTTGTTTCTACCCCTTCAAACCCAGGTTCTTTTATGCATACCTTAAATGAAGGAAAAAATACTATTGTATATGATTATACAAATGTAAATAAAGTAATACATGAAATCCTTTGTTCTAAAGGTTCATGTTCTATAATATAAAGATATTTCCTCGGACGCTACCGACGGACTTTAAACATTGAGCGCTCATTTGAGCGCTTTTTGTGTTTTTAATATCTCTGCATATACGTATAACCCGCAATGTGTCATGAATACTTAGATATGACACCACAATATATTATTCCCTATTACGATTCTTAATAATCGTATTTCACAAAAAAAATTTTGAGATTATGGCAAACAATGATTTGTTAAAAGAAGCAATTGCTGATGCTAAAGCTGTTAAAGAAACTGCTATTGCAAACGCAAAACTTGCTCTTGAAGAAGCATTCACACCACATTTAAAATCTATGCTTTCTGCAAAATTAGAAGAAATGGACAAAGAAGACGTTGACGAAGGATACGACGAAGACGTTAAAGAAGAAGTTTCTGAAGACACAGTAGAAGAAAAGAAAGAAGATATGGATGAAGCTAAAGAAGAGCTTGATGAAATTAACCTTGATGAGTTAATTGCTGAACTTGAATTGGATGAAGACGCTCGTACAGACGCGGAAGAGGAAGGCTATTTAGATGGTATCAAAGACGAAAAAGAGGACTTGAAAGAGGACGAACGTACTGATGCTGAAGAAGAAGGCTACTTGGACGGAGAAAAAGACGAGAAAGAAGACATAGAAGACATAGACGACGAGGAAATTGACCTTGAAGATATGTCAGAAGATGACTTAAAAGGATTCATTGAGGATGTTATTAAAGATTTAGTAGCAGACGGAACAATTGAAGCAGGTGATGGTTCTGAAGAGGAAGAAGTTGAAGACGTTGAAGACGTTGAAGACGTTGAAGATATGGATGTTGATGTTGATGTAGAAATTGACGAAGCAATTGACGAAGAAAAAGATACTGTATACGAAGGTAGTGACCAAGAGGTTACTGAAATCGAGGAAGTAGCTGAAGATATTAAATTTAAAGAAGCATTAGATGAAATCGAAGCTCTTAAAGTTGAATTGAACGAAGTTAATTTACTTAATGCTAAATTACTCTACACAAACAAAATTTTCAAATCTAAAAATTTATCTGAAGATAAAAAAGTTAGAGTGCTTAAAGCATTTGACAAAGCATCCTCAGTAAAAGAAGCAAAAGTTGTCTTTGAGACATTAAATGAAGGAATAGCATCAAAATCTACTCCTAATTATAATACAATCAAAGGTGCAGCTTCAAAAGCTACAGGAACAATAACTGAAGCTAAAAAACCAATTATTGAAAGCAATGATGTATACAACCGTATGCGTAAACTTGCTGGATTAGTTTAAAAATTATTTTAACCCTAAAAATTAAAAAAAATGAGCTTAAATACTCTTTTAGAAAGCGCGAACCCATACCAGTCTTTACAGTCTGACGCGGCTAGATTAGCTAGCAAATGGGAAAAAACAGGTTTATTAGAAGGTTTAGATGGTGCCCACAAAAACAATATGGGTCTTATTCTTGAAAACCAAGCTAAACAACTTGTAGTAGAATCATCACAAACTAGTGGTGGTACAAGTGGTGGTGGATCTTTCTCATCTCAAACTGGCGTAAACGTTGGTGGACAGTGGGCTGGAGTTGCTTTACCATTAGTACGTAAAGTATTCGGACAAATTGCTGCACAAGAATTTGTATCAGTACAACCAATGAATTTACCTTCTGGTCTTGTATTCTTTTTAGATTTCCAATATGGATCTTCTAAGTCTCCATTCACAGCTGGTGATTCATTATATGGTGATAAAGGTAGTAATACTCCTTTTGGAAACACAAACGCAGGTGGTCTTTACGGATCAGGTCGTTTCGGATATTCAATCCAAAATACTGAATCAGCTGTTACTGCTGCTGGTAGAGTAGAGGCTACTTTATCTGATGTTAACTTTAACGCAGATTATTCTGCTTCTGTTGCTGCTGGTGATTACCAAGTAATTTCTGTAGCTGCTTCAGGTTTAGCTTTAGCTGATTTAGAAGCTGTAAAAGGATTCCAAATCTTTACAGGATCTTTATCTACTACTGTACCAGTTGGATCTGATGGTTCTGTAGCTGGTGTACAAGTATCTGAATTTACATCTTTCGATGGAACAAATATTAACTTCGTAGTATTAGATTCAGCTATCACTGATGATGAAGTAATCGTTAACTATCAAATCCAACCTCAAGATAATGCTAGAGGTGATTTTGAAGCTGGTAACGCAACTCCAAATGAATACAACGAAACTAGCCAAGTAATTCCAGAAATCAACATCCAGATGCAATCATCTGCAATTGTTGCTAAAACTAGAAAACTTAAAGCTGTTTGGACTCCAGAGTTCGCACAGGATTTAAATGCATACCATGCATTAGATGCTGAAGCTGAATTGACTTCTATCCTTAGTGAGTACATTTCATTAGAAATTGACTTAGAAATTCTTTCTATGTTAATCGATGGTGCTGCTGCAGGAACTGAAACTTGGTCTGCTGTAAATAACCAATCTATCGTAGGTGGTGGAAACGGTACTATTTCAGATCTTGGATTCTACAATTCTCAAGGACAATGGTTCCAAACATTAGGAACTAAAATCCAGAAATTAAGTAATGTAATCCACCAGAAAACTTTACGTGGTGGTGCTAACTTTATGGTTGTATCTCCAGCTGTAGCTACTATCCTAGAATCAATTCCAGGATTTGCTGCTGATTCAGATGGTGATGCTGCTAAAGCGAGCTATGCATTTGGTGTACAAAAAGTAGGTAGCTTAAATAGCCGCCAAAAAGTATACAAAAACCCTTACATGACTGCTAACACAATCCTATTAGGATACCGTGGTACTCAGTTCTTAGAAAGTGGCGCTGTATTTGCTCCTTACATTCCGTTAATCATGACTCCTCTTGTATACGATCCAGAAACTTTCGTACCAAGAAAAGGATTATTAACTAGATATGCTAAGAAAATGGTTCGTCCCGAATTCTATGGTACAATCAATGTAGCTGGTTTAAACACTCTATAATTAGAGATTTAAATTATACTTTAATAAGAAGAGGCGCTTTTGCGTCTCTTTTTTATATGTATAACCGACATGAATATTCCGGCCTATGAAACAATGTAAAAAATGTAATCAATTAAAACCCTTAACTGAGTATTGTAATCGTAAAGGAGAAAAGGATGGGAAACATAGATATTGTAAATCCTGTTTGAATTCTAAATTCAAAACCTACTACCATACATCAGGGAGAAAAGATAGTGATTACTACAAAACCTACCGAAAAGCAAATAAAGAATATTTCAACAAATATTCCTACAATCACTACCATTCCAACAAAGAATTATATAGAGAATGGGAAAGAGAAAGATATGCAACAGATTTACCTTTCAGAATAAAACATTTAACATCTGCTAGAATCCATGAGGCATTAAAAACTTATCAAACATTAAAAAAAGATAGAACTATTGAATACTTAGGATGTTCTATAGGTGATTATTGTAATTACTTAGAATCAAAATTTGATGATAAAATGAATTGGAATAACCAGGGGAGTTATTGGCATATAGATCATATTAAACCTATAGCTTCATTTGACTTAAATAATGAGAAAGAATTATATAAATGTTTCCATTATACCAATACACAACCTATGGAAGCACTTGAAAATAGGTTAAAAAGTGATAAAATATCTTAATAAAATTAACCCAGTCTTTGACTGGGTTTTTTTTGTTTTTCATATGTATAACAAAATGCGTTATACACAATCTATATGTATCTCATTATATAGTTATATTGTTAATTTACTGTTTTTTAACGTATTTACCACGGTTACATTCACTGATAACATAACCCTTAACTCCAAGAATTTATGGCAAGTAAACACCATACGGACGATGTATATCGTCCTAAAAGAATTCCTAAAAACCCAATTAAGTTCAAACTCCAACTTAATGCCGAACAAAAAGAAGCAAAACAAACAATACTTGATAACACAATCACCCTTCTAGGGGGAAGCGCAGGTAGTGGAAAAACATTACTTGCATGTAATATTGCCTTAGATGGGTTACTACGAAGACAATATGACAAAATCATAATTACTAGACCTACAGTATCAAAAGAAGAAATAGGTTTTTTACCTGGTGACTTAAGAGAAAAAATGGATCCCTGGGTACAACCCATTTATCAAAATTTCTTTCAATTATATGATAAATCTAAAATTGAAAAACTTATTGAAGATGGTAAAATAGAAATTGTACCTGTATCCTTTATGAGAGGTAGAACATTCCTAGATTCAATGATTATTGTTGATGAAGCACAAAATGTTACTCACCAACAAATGGAAATGATAACTTCACGTTTAGGATTAAGAAGTAAAATGATGGTGTGTGGTGATGCTCAACAAACCGATCTAAAGAAAAAATCAGATTCTGGTTTTAAGTTTTTGTATTCTGCTGCTAGAAAAATTAAAAATTTAGAGGCAATTACTTTAACTACAAACCATAGAAATGAAATTGTTGAAGATTTATTAGAATATTACCAAGAAGCAATTGATAGTGGTATATCAATTATAACTTCTGGTTCCAACAATTATAATAATAGAAATTAGTACCATATTTATAATAAAATAAATTAAATTATGAATGTACCCATATATGATGGTAATCCAATATGGAATCCATCTTCAGTACCCTTTGGTTTTTACAATAATAGTCTTGAATTTCAAGCTGACTGTATAAAAGTTGCTGAATTTTGTGCTATTAGGTTAGGTTATCCTTTGGTTGATGTTGAATTACAATCAAGTTCATTTTTTACTGCTTTTGAAGAAGCAATTACAGTATATGGGAATGAATTATATTCTTACTTAGTTAGAGATAATATGCTAACATTAGAGGGATTTGAAATTGAGGATTTTAGTTTTTTAAATAATAGTTTAGTCACTCCTAATTTAGGAACCATAATAAAAATGTCAGAACAATATGGTGCCGAAGCAGGTACTGGGGGTAATGTTCCTTGGCATAAAGGATGTATACCTTTAACTTCTAGTGTCCAAGATTATGATTTAAGCACTTGGGCTGATGAACAGAATATAACAGGAAGTATAGAAATTAAACGAATATTTTATCAAGAACCACTCCCCGCTTCAGCACGATATTTAGATCCTTATAATGGGTTTGGATTTGGTGGATCAGCAGCAGCCGGAATGAGGGAAATGGGAGGCTTTGGAGGTGGAATGGGTTATTTGATGATGCCACTTAGTTTTGATATGCAGGTAATTCAATCTATTGAAATGAATGAAATGATTAGGGTATCAAACTACAGCTTTGAAATGCATGATAACATATTAAGAGTATTTCCTATCCCAACAAATAATAATAACTACATAGAATCAGAAAGCTCTGGTTCTAATGCTGGAAATATGTGGTTTGAATATATTAAAGTAAACGATAGAATAAGTGGAAGCGTAAGCCCAGCTCAAGGTCAAGTAACAAATGCTTCTAATATGCCTTATACTAACCCTAATTATGATTTGATTAACTCCATAGGTAGACAGTGGATTTTTGAATATACTTTAGCTTTAGTAAAAGAAATCTTAGGGTATGTAAGAGGAAAATATGGTAGTATACCAATACCTAATGCTGATATAACCTTAAACCAATCAGATTTATTAACTGCAGCAACGGCAGAAAAAACTGCTCTATTAGAAAGATTAAGAGCTTATTTTGATGAAACTTCACGTGCTTCTTTATTAGAACGAAGAGCAAATGAAAAAGAAAGTAGAGATAAAGAATTAGAAGGTGTTCCAACATTTATTTATATAGGATAATATGGCAATGTACACAGGACTCAGGGATGTATCACTCCTGAGAAATTTAAATAGAGAATTGATGGGTAATATTATTACTCAACAATGTGCTATATATCAATTTAAACTAGAAGAAACTAAAGTTAATATTTATGGTGAAGCTGCTGGTGAAAAATTTTATAATGGTCCTTTCTTATTTAATGTTTTAATAGATAGAGAAGACCAACAGTATGGTGAAGATGAAAATGGAATACAATTTAACCAAGCTATTAAATTTTACTTTTTACGAGATGATTTAAAAGTAGCTAATGTTGTACCTGAAGTAGGTGATATTATTTTATATCAAGAAGGATATTATGGAGTACAAGGTACAGTAGGAAACCAATATTGGGGTGGGAAAAATCCTGCATACCCAAATAATAATTCTGATGGTACTTTAAACCCATTAAATCCTGGTTTAGAACAATTTGGAGAAAGTGTATCTATTCTAGTATCAACATATTATATACCAGCAGATAAAGTTGCTATTTCACCTTTTAAAGAAAGGTTTTAGCTATGAGGAAGTGTAATAAATGTAATCAAACTCTAACTATAAGTGATAATTGGTCTTTATCTATGGAAAAAAACCACCTTTACACTTGTAAACCTTGTTGGTCTAAACGAGCTAAATCTTATTATAAAAAGAATAAACCTACGATTTTAGAACAGCAAAAAGAGTTATACCACACTTCATACAAACACGATGAAGAAAAACTTCAAAAGTACCGAGATTATGATAAGGTATGGGCAAGTAAACAAAGAAAAAAAATCTATGACTCTAAACTTCTCGAAGGTAATAAGGGTGGTGATTGGGTATATTATGAGTGTAAGTTTACTCATAAGTCTTTAGGATTTACTTTTTATAAGTTTGGAATAACTCAACATAGCATAAACTATAGATATAGAAACTATTTAGATTATAATATTAAAGTATTAAAAGAGGAAGTAGGTAATAAATCTTATATAAAAGCTTTAGAATCTAAGACTAAACATAACACCAACCATTTATCCTTTACTTTTCCAGAAGGAATAAACTTTTCGGGTTATACGGAATGTAGACAATATTTATAACGATATGACTAAGATAAGAAAACCAATACCAAAAACACAAAAGGAATTAAGTATATCCCAACAATCCCCATCTAGTGATAGATATGGAAACCCTAATATGTCTTCACCTTCTAACTTAAGTGAAACAGGTATAGATTTTAATAGATCCGAAAAATTATCATGGACAGGAGATACTACAAAACCATTCTCTATTGGGTTAAAAGATTTAGATGAAGCGGTATTTTATTACTTCCAAAATGTAATAAAACCTTTTGTTTATCAAAATGGTGAAAGAAGAGAAGTACCTGTAATATATGGTTCTCCTGAAAGATGGAAATCATTCCAAAAAGATAACTACTATAGAGATAAAAATGGTGCTATTATGTTACCTGTTATAGTACTTAAAAGGAATTCAATAACTAAGGATAGAACAGTATACAATAAATTAGATGCTAATAGTCCTAACTTGTATGGTAGTTTCCAACGTGCTTACAACCCAAAAAACTTCTATAGTAACTTTGCAGCTATAAACAATTCAGTCCCAACACAACAATTTTATGCTGTTGCTGTACCTGATTTTGTTAATATAGAATATAGTTGTCTAATCCAGACATATTACATGGAACAATTAAATAAAATAATTGAGTCGTGTGAATATGCTTCTGATGCTTATTGGGGTAATCCTGAAAGATTTAAGTTTAGAGCTTTTATTGATAGTTTTTCAACAGAAACATCTTTAACTAATGGAAAAGATAGACTAGTAAAAGGTACATTTAATATTAGATTAAGAGGATATATAATACCAGACACAATACAAAAAGATTTAAGTTCCATAACAAAATATAATACAAAATCAAAATTTATTATTTCAATGGAAACAACCTCAAATTCAGAAATATTTAAAGAAGGAGTTACAAAAACAAAAGATGGTAGAACAAGAAGACAAAGAGAAGATTATGGAGAAATATCAAGTATCTCTGATGTAAAACCAGGAACTGAATTAACTGATGTAACTCCTGGAAATGCTTTAAAAAATTAGATTGTATGGCTAGTAAGGTTAGATTTATAGATAACTTAAGAGTAGGAGCATATGCCATTGATGGTGCTGATGCATCTCTCCTAGTAGATAATAATGTTAATAATTATTTATTAACAGCAACGGGTAATGAAAAAATTAAAGGTAATGAAGGGTTACAATTTGATGGAGTAAATTTTGGAATAGGAGGTCCTTCAAATGGTGCTAGATTCGAAATTAATGATACAACAGGTAACGACTTATTAATAATTAAAAATAATAATAATCAAGGAATAAAAATAAACGATAATGGTGTATTCCAGTTATTAGAATTTTCTTCCCTTCCTACAGCAGTAGAAGGTGGAATAGCATATAGTTCTGATGATTTTTGGGTGGGAACATCAATTTAATAATATTTATAATAAAATAATATATAAATGGCAACTTGGAAAAAAGTAATAGTATCCGGATCGGATATATCTCAATTAAATAACGATCTTAATTTTTTAGAAAATGAACAAGATGGTGTAATATTAACAGGATCCTTCACCGGTTCATTTGATGGTGAATTTGTAGGTGTTCTAGCAGATGGTACAACCGCAACAACCCAAACATCAGGAGACAATTCAACTAAAGTAGCTACAACTGCTTATGTTGATGCTGTAGCAACCGCTGCTGATCTTGATTTAATAGGTGATGGAAGTACATCAACTGCTGTAGATCTTGATAGTCAAACATTATCTTTTATAGGTACTGATGGAATAGAATTATCTGCTTCAGCACAAACCATTACAGCAACTATAGCTGATGATGGTATTGCAAATGCTAAATTAGCAAACGATAGTTTAACACTAGGTAATACAGCGGTATCATTAGGTGCTACAGCTACAACAATTGATGGTTTAACATTAACTGGAGTTGAAGCTACAGGATCATATACAGGTTCATTTGTTGGAGATGGTTCAGGTTTAACAGGTGTAAACATAGATACTGCTAATAAATTAGAAGATGGTAATGGTATTACAGACTTTTCATTTGATGGAAGTACCCCAAATGTAACAGTTTCAGTACAAGCAGATTCAACTACAGGAGGTAATATAAAACCGGTTTCTGTAGGTGCTAATGGTGTTGGTTTAGATGTAGATTCTATTGATGGAACTGGTCTATCTGCTGATGGTAGTGGTTTATTAGATGTAGATTATGGTTCAACAGCTGGAACAGCAGTAGAAGGTAATACTGAAATTACATTAACACAAACAACAGGAGAAATTGATATCACAGGAACAGCGGCGCAGGCTTTAGGTGGAGCTCCTTCATATACTATTGGTTTAGCTGATACAATTATTGGAGATAGAACATTCCAAGATGATATAATCATTAGTGGTGATTTAACAGTACAAGGAACAGCATCTTTCCAAGAACAAGAAAATTTATTAATAGCCGATAGATTCGCACTATTCGCTTCAGGTTCAACAACAGCGGGTGATGGTGGTATTGTTGTACAGCAAACAACTGAAAATACCGGTGAATTATTTGGATATGATTCCGCTACTACACGTTGGGCTTTAACATCATCATTTGACGCTTCAACTTCAGCATGTACACCAGATGCCTTTATGGCAGCAGTAGTTGTAGGAACAACAAATGACCCAGATGATGCTCCTGAAAGATATGATAAAGAAGGAAATATATTTGTAGCCAATAATGAGGATATTTATATTTACTCATAATATATAGAAAAAATTGTTTTTAGAAAAATTAAAAAGGTTTATGGGCTTAAGAGCTAACAATATTGAAATAAAAGGAGTATCTACTGATAAGGTAGGTACTCCTTTAACTCACAACATAGAATTAACAGAAAAGGAAATTGAATTACTTTTACTCACTATAAAAAATGGGTTATTTAAAGGTGAATATGTAGAAACACTCTACAATTTAACTTTAAAAATGCAAGAAACATATATTAAAATTAAAAAATAATAGTTATGAGTTATAATTTAACAAACTTATCTCTAAGAGAATTACGTGCTCTTAGAAAATCCACAGACTTCCTTCCTATAACAGGTATAGATGCTATTTTCATAGGTACTCTACAAGTAAAATTAACCCAAAAAATTGAAGTTATTGAACAACAATTAGAAGAAAAATCTAAAATTCCTCCTCCTCCTATTCAATAGGAAAACACTAAAACATATTTATAATGGATATTACGGCCTCATAAGAGGAAGTGGGCACTTTGTGTAACCAACCTAATAATAAATTGATATGCCAAATTGGAAAAAATTAATAGTTAGCGGATCAGATGCTACACTAAACTCCCTTAATATAATAACGGACATCACAGGTTCGGACATTAAAATAGATGACTGGGGATCAGTCTCAGGATCACTTGCAAGTATTTCAGATAATATATCTACAATGGTAGATGGTAGTGGTACTGCAAACTATGTAACCAAGTGGAGTGATACAGACACAATAACAGATAGTGTTATATATGATGATGGGACTAACGTAGGGATTGGGACGACTAGTCCTGCTAGAAAGTTTGTTGTTTCTAACGGAGGAGCTTCTGGAATTGAAATTCAACCAAATTATGTTGCAGGAGTTAATGAAATTTTAAGCTTTAATAGAACGCCTGGTGCAACCGCTTATGAAACAATGAGGTTTAATGGCGGTGATTTTCAATTTCAAACAGCAGGTTCAGAAAGAATGGTTATAGACTCATCAGGTAACGTAGGTATAGGAACAGATAGTCCTGGAGAGAAACTACATGTGCATGGAAAAGCTTTTATTAATGGGCAAATATACGGAGGTTTTGGAGCAATAACAACTAGCGGAACTCTAGACTGGAACGATAGCACAAATGCTAGGTCTGGTAATGGTCACACGTTGTTAAGAGGTAACGCAACTAACGGACCTGCTGGCGGTGAATATTACCACCCATTTTCTTGGGAATATGCTAGCTATGATAATGATGGTAATATGACGCAGTTTGCTATTCCTTACTCTACCAATAATACAGGTATGTATTATAGAAGTAGATACGACGGAACTTGGAATGACTGGGCTGAAATTGTTACTACAACAAAAACTTTACCCGGTGGTCCTTATCTACCGCTTTCAGCTGGTTCAGGAGAGATACTTACCGGTGATTTAGCTATGAACAATAACATAGGTATTATCACTAAAGATAGTTCAGGAGTGTTTAAAGATGTATTAAAATTAAATTCTTCAAACGTATTAGAGATAGGTTCAAGTGCTTTAAATACTAATACTATATTTAGAAATACAGGTAACGTAGGGATAGGGACTGGCGCTCCTAGTGCTAAGTTAGAGGTTGATGGTAACACAATAACAACTGGTACTATACAATCAGCAAAACGTTTAGTTTTAACAAATACAGGCTCAAGTGCTGATACAACCCATGTTTCTGTTGGTAC